ACAAGCTGCACCTCACTCTGCAGGTAGTTCAGCAGTATTAACTTTACCAACTGCAACAGGTACTATTGTAGGTACAGGTGATAGTGGTTCAGTTACTAACACAATGTTAGCTAACTCATCTATTACATTTACAGACGAAACCTCAACACAAGGTTCAGTTAGTTTAGGTGGTAACATAGAGTTTTTAACAGGCGAAGGAATTAACACAACTGCTTCAGGTGACACAATTACAATTGCAGGTGAAGACGCAAGTGCAAGTAATAAAGGTGTTGCTAAATTTGATAGCACAGATTTTTCTGTTTCTTCAGGTAATGTATCTTTAGTTGCTGAAAGAATACAAGATATTATTGGCGACATGATTGCTGGTAATACTGAAACAAGAATTACAGTAACTTATGATGATAGTAATAATAAAATTAACTTTTCAGTTGACAATGACTTATCTAATTACGACAATACATCATCTGGTTTTATAACATCATCATCCACATCAACACTTACAAATAAAACACTTGACGCAGACGCAACAGGTAATAGTGTTACAAATATTGAAAATGCAAATATTAAATCAGGTGCAGCTATAGACGCAAGCAAAATACATGATGGTAATGTTGATAATACAGAGTTTGGTCATTTAAATGGTGTTAGTGATAATATACAAACACAATTAGACACAAAATCAACAAAAGCACAATCTATCGCATTTTCACTTGCTCTTGGTTAATCTTATAAATATAGCAATAATATAAAGGATTATTATGGCAACACCAGCAAGTAGAGCGCAATTAAAAGAATACGCATTAAGAAATTTAGGTAAGCCCGTTATCGAAATCAATGTAGATGACGCACAATTAGAAGATAGATTAGACGAAGCACTACAATATTTCGCACAATATCACTATGATGGTGTTGAAAGAGTTTACTTAAAATACAAACTTACAGAAGCAGATGTGGCAAGAATGAAATCACCAGACGGTGATTCTACTGTAACTGCAACAGCAAATATAGGTAGTGGTACAATGACTACTTCATATACTGAAGCACAAAACTTTCTTGCTGTACCAGACTCTGTACTTGCCGTAACAAGAATTTTTCCCTTATCTGATAAACACAGCAACAATATGTTTGATGTACGTTATCAGTTAAGATTAAACGACCTTTATGATTTTTCTTCTACATCTATAATTCATTATGATATGGTTTTAAGACATTTAGATTTTTTAGATCACATATTAGTAGGTGAAAAACCTATTAGATTTAATCAACACAATAACAGACTTTATATTGACATGGACTGGAAAGTTGATATGCAAGTAGATGAGTTTTTAATTATTGAATGTTATAGAAAATTAGATCCAGTAAATATGACAGATGTTTACAATGACATATTTTTAAAAAGATATGTTACTGCATTATTTAAAAAACAATGGGGTACTAACTTATCTAAATTTAATGGTGTAACAATGGTTGGTGGAGTAACTCTAAACGGTCAACAGATTTACCAAGAAGCATTAGATGACGTTAGAAAATTAGAAGAAGATATTAGAGGCACATACGAAACACCAGTAACGTATATGATAGGATAATGACATGGCAGTTAATCACTATTTTCAAGGCGGTGATGGTATTGGTAATGACGCAGAAAAAACACTACACGAAAATTTAATTATCGAAGGCCTAAAAATCTATGGCCATGATGTTTACTATTTACCTAGAACGTTAGTCAACCAAGACTTAATACTTGGTGAAGATGTTGCTTCAAAATTTAATGCTTCATATTTAATAGAAATGTACTTTGAAACTACGGAAGGGTTTCAAGGTGAAAGAGAATTAATCTCTAAATTTGGTTTAGAAATTAGAGATGACACAACATTTACAGTTGCAAAAAGAAGATGGGATGACGCTGTTGGCGATCAGGCAACTTTAATTAAATCTGGTAGACCAAATGAAGGTGACTTGATTTATTTCCCAATGATGAAATCTTATTTTGAGATTCAATTTGTAGAAGATCAACAACCATTTTATCAATTAGGAAACTTACCAGTTTATAAATTAAGATGTACTAGATTTGAGTACAGTTCAGAAAGAATAGATACAAACGTTTCTGAAATAAACGAATTAGAAGATGATAAGTCTTTAGATCAATTACAATATCAATTTAGTTTAGAAAATGAAGATGGTGCAATCTTATTAGAAGGTGACACTACTAATTATCTAATACAAGAAAGTTTTGCTATACAAACACAACAACCATATGCTGACAACTCAACATTTGAGTCAGACGCAGGATTTGGCACAACAAGTACAGCAGATGATATACTAGACTTTACAGAAAGAAACCCATTTGGAGAGGTTGACGAAGGATTCTAATGTTTGGAGATTATTTTTACCACGAAAGTTTAAGAAAGATTGTAGTTGCATTTGGTACTATCTTTAACAATATTAATATTCAAAGAAAAGACAGTAGTGGTAATGTTGTACAATCTATAAAAGTTCCTTTGGCGTACTCACCTAAAGAAAAGTTTATTGCAAGATTAGATCAACAACCAGACCTAGTAGAAGATAGAAGAGTCGCTGTGACTTTACCTAGAATGGGATTTGAAATATCTGGTATCAGTTATGATCCTAGTAGAAAATTAAATAGATTAGGCACAATCAAAAAAGTAAGATCAAGTTCAACTGATGGTAAAATTATGAATAAACAATTTAATCCTGTGCCATATAATATAAGTATGAATCTTTACTCATTTACTTCAAGTGCTGAAGGTGGTTTACAAATTATAGAACAAATTTTACCTTTCTTTCAACCAGATTATACTGTCACAATTAAAGCAATACCAACTATGAATATTGTAAGAGATGTACCTATTATTTTAAATAGTGTTAATTACGAAGATACATATAGTGGTGACTTTACCACAAGAAGAGCAGTTGTCTATACTTTAAGTTTTACAGCAAAAACATACTTGTATGGACCAATAAGTCAACAAAGAGTTATTAAAGAAACACAGGCAGATATGTATACCGACACAACTGGTACAGAAAAGAGAGAACAAAGAATAGTTGTCACAACTGATCCAACAAATGCTGACGCTGATGATGATTTTGGTTTTACAACAACGATTACAAGTTTTACTGATAGTAAAAATTATAATCCAACAACTGATAGTGATGAATAATTATGAGTATAGACGACAAAATAAATGAAGCACTAGGTATCTCTACTGATAAACCAGCAACAAAACAAGTAGTAAAAAAAGAATATACCCCACCTGTTCCTAGATTAGAAGATAAGAACAAAGAGGATGTAGATAATGATTACAAATATAGTAGAGAAAATTATTACAATTTAATTGAAAGAGGACAAGACGCAATACAAGGCATACTTGATATTGCAAATGAAAGTCAACACCCTAGAGCATATGAAGTTGCAGGTAATCTAATTAAACAAGTTGCTGATACGGTAGATAAATTACAAGACTTACAAGGCAAATTAAAAACATTAAAAGATGTACCAAATAAAACAACTGCAAATATTAAACAAGCATTATTTGTAGGTTCATCAGCAGATTTACATAAAATGCTAAAAAACAAAAATAAGGATGTTCAAAGTGAAGAAGATAAAAGTTTTGAAAGCAAAAACATCACACCCACACAAACAGACGTTTCTGATAAGTGATTTAACTTTTATTAAAAAAAATCCTTATCCTAATACTTTAGATAAAAACAAAAGAAATAACTGGATGAGTGATGGTATGAATGATCCTATTGAAGTAATAAAACACACTATAAGCCCTACACCTAGAAAGGGCGCTGGAGGATCACTATATATTGAAAAACAATATTCTATTAAAAGAGGTAGTAGTAGAATAAATTATGCGTTAGCGAACGGCTATGACGCAATAGAGGGTATAATAGTAGATGAGTGAGAATTATTTAGGCAATCCTAATTTATTTAAAGCACACACAAAACAAGAATATACTGAACAACAGATAGTAGAAATTGATAAGTGTATGAATGATCCTGTGTACTTTATAAAGACTTATATTAGAATTGTAAACATTGATGAAGGACTAGTGCCATTTGAGATGTATCCCTTTCAGGAAAAAATGGTAAGATCATTTGACGCAAATAGATTTTCTATTTGTAAACTACCAAGACAGTCTGGTAAGTCAACCACTATTATTGCATATCTATTACATCAAGTTATATTTAATGATAATATTAATGTGGCTATTCTTGCTAACAAATCTACAACTGCTAGAGATTTACTAGGTCGTTTGCAACTTGCATATGAGAACCTGCCTACGTTTCTACAACAAGGTGTTTTAAACTGGAACAAAGGTTCTTTAGAATTAGAGAACGGTAGTAAGATACTTGCAGCTGCAACATCATCATCTGCCATTCGAGGTGGTTCATTTAACATAATATTCCTTGATGAGTTTGCTTTTATACCTGCGAATATATCTGAACAGTTTTTTAGTTCAGTTTATCCTACAATATCATCTGGTAAAAAATCTAAAGTTATGATTGTATCTACACCTCATGGAATGAATATGTATTACAAAATATGGAATGACGCAATACATAAAAGAAATGATTATGTACCTATTGAAGTACATTGGTCAGAGGTGCCAGGTAGAGATGAAAAGTGGAAAGAAGAAACTATAAGAAATACTAGCGAGGCACAATTTGCTACAGAGTTTGAGTGTGAGTTTGTAGGCTCAGTAGATACACTTTTAAATCCATCAAAGATAAGAACAATGTCACATATGAATCCTATTGTATCTCAAAATGGTTTAGATATGTACGAGCAACCTATTAAAGGTAGAGATTATGTAATTACAGTTGACGTTGCAAGAGGTACGATTAAAGATTACTCTGCCTTTATAGTTTTTGATGTATCAAAAATGCCTTATCGTATTGTTGCAAAATACAGAAATAATGAAATTAAACCTTTGTTATTTCCTCACACAATAGAAAGAGTAGCAAAAAATTATAATAATGCCCATGTGTGTGTTGAGGTAAATGATGTAGGTCATCAAGTAGCAGACGCATTACAATTTGAATTAGAATATACAAACTTATTAATGTGTATGATGAAAGGTAGAGCAGGTCAAATACTAGGTGGTGGTTTTTCTAAACGTGGTGCTCAACTTGGTGTTCGTATGACAAAACAAGTTAAAAGAATAGGTTGTACAAACTTAAAGACTTTAATTGAAGGTAATAAACTTATTATTAATGACTTTCATATGATAGAAGAATTGTCAACATTTGTAAGAAGAGGTCAGTCATGGCAGGCTGAAGAAGGTTCTAATGATGACCTTGCTATGTGTTTAGTGATATTTGCATGGATATCTAATCAAAGATATTTTAAAGAATTAACTGACCAAGATGTACGTGCCAGAATGTATGAAGAACAACAAAACGCAATAGAACAAGATATGGCACCTTTTGGGTTTTTAGATGATGGTACAGAGGAAGATACAATAATAGACGATAAAGGCGAAGTGTGGCATCCTGTAAGGGTTCGTAAAGGTTTATAAAAACATAAATAGATTTGAGATTAATGATACTTATTAGCTAATAAGGAGAACAAAATATATGGCATTTCAAGTTTCACCAGGTGTTCTCGTACAAGAGAAGGATCTTACAAATGTAATCCCAGCAGTTGCAACTTCAATAGGTGCAATCGCAGGTGACTTTGTTAAAGGACCTTTAGATGAAGTGGTAACAGTTTCATCTGAAAGCGATTTAGTAGAAACATTTGGTAAACCTAACTCTACAACTTTCGAGTCTTTCTTTTCTGCAACTTCATTTTTGCAATACGGTCAGGCTTTAAAAGTAGTACGGGTTTCAGGAACAGGAATTTTAAACGCTACTGCTAACGGTAGTGGTTTATTAATTAACAACACCACAAGTTATCAAAATGACTATTCTGGTGGCGCTGGTTCAGTTGGACTATGGGCTGCAAGAACAGCAGGTGCTTGGGGTAATAACTTAAAAATATCTATTTGTCCTTCATCAACTGCATACGAAGAAACTTCAAAAACAACAGTAAACAACACTAACTTAGCCGTTGGCGATACCACAGTCACAGTAGCTTCATCTACAGGAATAATTGTAGGTGATATTGTAAACTTTGGTGAGTCTGGTGGTTATGAGTATAGAGTTACCGCTGTTTCATCTAACGACTTAACAATTGTAAGACACCCTTCAGGTGTTGGTGGTTTACATACTGCCGTTGCAAATGGTTCTGCTGTTAGAAGAAGATGGCAATACTATGATCTAGTTAGTGCAGCTCCAGGAACATCACCTTACGTTTCAGACAGAGGTGGTTCAGGAGACGAATTACACGTTGTTGTAGTAGATGAAGACGGAGACATTTCAGGCAAAGCAGGAGAAGTATTAGAAGTTTATGATTCAGTATCAAAAGCTTCTGACGCAAAAACTCCACAAGGCGATACTAATTACTATCCAGATGTAATATACAATAAATCTACAAACATTTATTGGATGGACCATCATAGTTCAGGATCAAATTGGGGTGACGCTGCATTAAATAAAACATTTACAAGTGTGACTGCTGTAAAAAATGACTCATTAAGAGGAGGTGCTGACGGTTCTGCAGGAACAGCTGCACAAAAGAAAACTGCTTATGAGAAATTTGAAGACGCAGAAACAGTTGATGTTAATTTAATTATTGCTGGAACGTGTGACGCAACTCACATTGATAACTTAATTACAATTGCTGAAAACAGAAAAGACTGTGTAGTATTCGCAAGTCCTGAAAGAAGTGATGTAGTTAACGTGACAAGTGGGGTTACACAAACTTCAAACGTAATCGGATTCTTCAATGGAATTAGATCATCTTCGTTTGTTGTTTTTGACTCTGGTTACAAATATACATACGACAAATTTAATGATGTGTTCAGATTTGTACCTTTAAATGGTGACACAGCAGGATTAGCTGCTCGTACAGACCTAGTTGCAGACAGTTGGTTCTCACCAGCTGGTTTCAATAGAGGTGTTGTAAGAGGCGCAGTAAAACTTGCTTATAACCCAACTAAAGTACAAAGAGATGAACTATACAGAGCTAGAATAAACCCAGTGGTTACATTTCCTGGACAAGGTACAATCTTGTTTGGAGATAAAACTGGATTATCTGCTCCTAGTGCATTTGACAGAATAAATGTTAGAAGATTATTCATTACTTTAGAAAAGGCAATATCAACTGCTTCTAAATTCCAACTCTTTGAATTTAATGACGAGTTTACAAGAGCACAGTTTAGAAACATTGTAGAACCTTTCCTAAGAGATGTACAAGGTAGAAGAGGTATAACAGACTTCTTGGTTGTTTGTGACGAAACAAATAACACTGCTGCTGTCATTGATAGAAATGAGTTTAAGGCTGACATTTTTGTTAAACCAGCTAGATCAATCAACTTTATACAACTAACTTTCGTGGCGACAAGAACAGGTGTTGCCTTTGAAGAAGTAGTAGGAGCGTAAAACCATGCCAAACATTAATGACTTTAAAAGTAAATTAAGAGGCGGTGGGGCTCGTGCTAATCAGTTCAGAGTCACAATGCCTTTTCCTGGATATGCTAGTGTAGGTGGGGAGACTGAAACTATGTCTTTCTTATGTACATCAACATCTTTACCAGGAATGACAGTTGAAGCAGTACCAATTCCATTTAGAGGTAGGGAGTTATATGTTGCAGGTGATAGAACATTTGCTACATGGTCAACTACTATCTTAAATGATACTGACTTCTTAATCAGAAACGCATACGAAAGATGGTTAAATGGTATTAACAATATGTCCGATAATGAAGGACTTGTTAATCCTGCTGACTATCAAGTTGACGCTTTTGTTGACCAATTAGACCGAAACGGTAACGTGATTAAATCATACACATTTAGAGGAATGTTCCCAACTACGTTGGATGACATTGCTTTAGATTATGGTACTAATAACGCAGTAGAATCTTTTTCTGCTACGCATAGATACCAATACTTTGAAACAAATACAACTACTTAATAGACGACTAAATAATTAAGTAGAATTGAGGATATAATATGGCAGAACTATTTGGGTTTAAGATAGAGCGTTTAGGCGCTAAGTCAACCGATCCAAGACAAAACATAGTACCTCCACAAGCAGAGGACGGCACACAAACCGTCCCTGCTGGTGGGTTCTTTGCGTCTTATGGTGGGTTTGA